TCTATCTACATTCTCTACACCAACAGCACCAAAGGCAGCTGAAAGAAAGAATGCTGGATATTTAGGAACACCAGCTTTTCTCATCATATTATAAGCTGGAATAGAGTAGGCACTATCTTGAACTACAAGACTTAATATATCTTTTACCCATCCATTATCTTTTTGTTTATCAAATAAGTGTTGTCTGTACTCTCCAAGATTATCTGAAAAATGTTTTGCAACTCGCATAACATCTCCTTCAGTTTCTTGATTAAAAAATTCTTTAGGTAATGCCATTGCAATAGGAGCACTCTCAAACATCTTATAAGCAAGAGGCATTAGATTAACTGCAACATCTGCACCATTCACAGCTGCAAGCTGCATGCTAGTTAAAAAATCTTCAGTTTCATTTGTTAAGATATTTCCAAAAGTCTCAATATAATCTTTAGCAGCAGATCCTGTTGAAGTAGCATTTTCATCTATAAATTTTGTTTTATCACTTTCAGTATTAAAAACTGGAAATTCGATTGGCTCAATATTTTCTGTATTCTCATATCCTTCAAGAACAGATGTATCTTTATTATTATCTTTTAATAATTTGTAAGCATCACTATCTCTGATTTTTCTTTTATCAAAGTCTGGCAAATAAACATTATCTAATAAATCACTCATACTAATCAATATCCTCTGTCTTAAATGTAAATTTACTTGTATGAGCTCCATCTCTAGTAGCCCAGGTAAATTTTTCTGTATTGTCTTTTCCTGGAGCAACACTCATTCTTATTGTAAGAACATCTCTTACAAAATTTATTTGATCTAAATCGTCAATTAATTTTTTAGCATCAAAAGATGATTTGTTTGAATTTTCAAATCTTTCTAAAACTTGTTTTGCAACATTATCAAAATAAGAAGTGTCTGCTAATGCAGTATCCCATTTAACACCTTTAACTGGAAAAGGTAGTGAATTTAAAGTTGGAATATGGTCCTCGTTAAAATCTTCTTCAAGAACTGATAAGTAAGCATTCTCTGGTGTCATACCATCTAAAACTTTTGCGTTATAACTTTGTAAAATAAATTGTTCTTTATCAGCTATTGCTTTTGAAATGGCTTGACCTTTAGATCCTTTAACAGTCGATATATTTCTTATGTTTGCGTTAATTAATTTTGAATAAAATTTATAATCTCTATGACTTTCAAAATCTCCTTTAGCCTTATCAATTAAAGCATTAAATTGACTAATATCATTCATAGCCATATTTTTTAAAATATTGTTATCTGTTATGTATGACTTTTTAATATCATCTAATTGCTGAACTGTTGTTGCAGAATGAATTTGAGTAGTAATTGCCATAAATATTTCATTGTCAGTCATTCCATCTTGAGCATCTTCAGTCATGAAATCTGAAATCTTTACAAACATAGCTTCGTTAATGATGCCATCTTCATACAATTTAAACACTTCGTTTATAGTAGGCATTTCATTTTTAGAATTAGTATCTGTTTTATTTTTTTGAAAGTTGTCTATTCTTAATAAAACTTCTGTAAATGCACCAATTTGAGTTTCTTGATCTTGTAATTCTAATATTCTTTCTTGTCGTTCTTTATCAACTCTTTTAGATATTAAATTTGTTTGTGCTTTAAATACAAGTTCTTGAGCAGCATCTATACCAACAGCTTCTTTTAAAGCTTCCTGGTTTTCTAAAATCTCTTTAGGATTAATTTGAAGATTAACATTTAATAATAAATTGTTTTTAATTTTAGTTTTAGCTTTAACTAATTTGTCAAACTCATCTGCACCAATATAATTAGCATAAGCTTTATTATTAATTAATTTTTCAAAAGCAATAGTACCAATAGCCATCTCTGCCTGGTCCTTACTAATCATTTGACCAATTGCTATATCGAATGCTTCTCCTAATCCTACTTTAAAATCACTAATATTATTTTCAACAATTTGACTATTTAATTTAGGAACTAATAAAGATGCTTTTTCTGCAAGCTTACTTTTTAATAATCTTTGTACTGGAACACTTTGACCATTAAGAAAAGTTTTAAAATTACTTGGCTCTAAATCTTTAATTAATTTATTAGGAGCTTCTGTATCTCTACTTTCTTTATATTTAGAATATTTTTTATCTATCTCTAAAGATAAAGCTGGTAATGCTTTATTATAATTATTGGTATCTTCAATAGCATACATATCCTTTTGAATAGATGCGATTGTTTTTGCAACATCTGTAATAGCAGCACCTCTTTGAGTTGCTAAAGAAAATGGTAATGCAAGAGTAGATGTTCTTGGAGTAACACTATCTTTTGGAGAAGCCTTACTATTAAATATTTCTAACTTTGCCATTATACGATTACCAATCTACCTTCGTTATAAGATTGAGATCCCATAGATAATAAACTTCCAGCAGCTTTTATGTACTCTGTGTTAGCTGTCATTTTACCTTTAAATTCTTCGCCTCTACCTCTAGCTTCAATTAGTAAAGATTGATTAATTTGATCTGTTACAGCAACTTTAGAATTATAATCTGCTATTGCTAAATCAAAAGATTGTAATTGTTTATTTTTAAGAGCAACAAGAAATGGAGTAGTGCCAGATCTCATCTCTGCACCAGATCTTAAAGACTTAACAAAGAAATCTGAAAACTGTTGATCTTGTTGATCTAATAATCTTGGTCTTTCAACTGTGTTATAAACTTTTTCTTTTACAGCTGCTTTTTTTCTTTCGTATTGTGCTTCTTGATAAGCAACACTTGCATTGTATTTACCGATTGCTTTTGCTGATTGTGCTGCTGCTAAATTACCTATGAAACTCATATATCTTTGCCATCCTATAATAATTAGTTTTGTCTGGACCATACATGGTCATCAAACCTTCATTTTTTAAACCAAGCCATTCGGCAAACCGAACACCAGTTATAAATTCTTCTTTGACTGCTGTTTGCAATCTCCAAACTTCGTTGTTCTTACAAAGTAAATCTAATCTTCTCTTGACCGCAGAAGCTGCTTTAATTTTGTAATCATGAACTCCTTTACTTGCAATAACCCAACCTTCAGCAACTCCATCCCATAAAGGAATAATGCCGCCAGACAAGATAGGATCATCGTTAGCCAATAAAGTGAATGAAAGACCAAACACTTTAGTATCAATTCTAGTCTCTGTATAACTCGCATCAATATCCATTAATTTATGGTTTAATCCAAACTCAACCATCTCATCACCATGATGTTTTTCGTAAGGAATTATTTTAAAATTAGCCATCCGATGTAACTAAAGTTGGATAGATTGCTAATACTGAACAAGGCAGAGGCTGATCTTGTTTAATAAATATAAAGCCATCCGAATTATAGTCATCGTTAAATTCAATTTCTTTATCTCCAGCAAGTAATGTATCAACTGGATTACTTAATAAAGATGAAGTTGTTCTAAAAGGTATTGTCTCAAGATTATCTAATGCTGGTCCAACTTTTACACCAACTGTTTCAAATAATCTTAAAACTACTTTTGAAATTCTTTTTGTTTTACCTTGAGATGTACCTTCAGCAGCTCCACCTTCAATTCTCATTGTTTGTAAAATGCTATCGTAAGATAATCCAACGCATGCTTTAGTACATGCTCTATCTAAAGTTATTGAACCAGAGCTAACTGTTTTGTCTGCATGAGTTGCACCATCTGCAAGTACGGAAACTGTTTGACCTTCTAAATGTGTTAACCCAGATAATGTTGAAGTAGATCCTCCAGAGTAGGAGAGGTGGCTATCTAAAAATTTAAAATCAGTAGCATCAGTTTCATCAAAATCAAAATCAGAAAAACATTCTACATATCTTTTAGTTGCACCATTAATTGTTCGTTTAACAATAACCCAAACTTCATCTTCTGTAAGTGTTCCAGAAATACTTGCAACACTTTCACAAACTGCATTACCACTTCCAAATACTCCACCGAATATATGTCTTGACCAGGCAACCACATTTTCTGCTCTTTGATAAGTTAGACAAGCTAAAACTCCATCATCTCTAACACACCAAATATTACTATTAGGTTCTTGTTGATATGACATTTCAGTTATTCCAGAATTTGTAACTGTCTCGTTAAGAATAGTTAAGTCTGGAGCTTGATAACCATCACTATCAAAGTTGTATTGTAATTCTCTAATTTTTCTTTTTGCTTTTTGTAAAAACAAGATTGCATTACCAGCTGGAATAGCATCCACATTAGCTGATCCAAAAGAACTCTGTCTTTTAATTGTAATGTTAGTTGGAGTAATACTCGCATCCGTTCCATCCGCACTAACTGTAAATTCTCCACCAGTTGTGCCAACCACTAAAGTTCTTACAGCTTTCATGTATCTAATGGCATTAACTTGATTAGATGCAATCGTATAAACCATAGCATCCGCAGCATTAGTGCCAGCTGTCATATTTTCATAATCTCCAGCTTTAGAGAAAAATAAAGTTTGTGGCTCATCTGATGTTCCAGCAAAAACTAATCTTTGTTCAAAGAATGATACGCAAGAAGGATGTCCAGTTGTGTCAGAAAAAGCTCCAAGCTTCCAATCTGTTTTGGCATCGGTATTAGCAAAAGCTGTTGTAATTGTAACCACAACAACTGTCGTATTTGTTCGGCTAGTAATTTTAGCTTTACCAGAATTAAAAGATATTATTCTTCCAACATCAGTTGCTTGAAATCCAGCTCCGCCATTTATTCCAGTAACAGCAGAAGCAGTTATATTTACTCCAGTTCCAACTCCAGCAGAGCCTGGTGTTAAAGTAGTCGCTGTAGTATTTTCAGCTAAATATGGTCCATCAGTAAAATCAACTTCAGTTAATGACCAAGAAGTATGTGCTGTTCTCGAAAGCTTCATCACTTGATGATTAGGATGAGTTAGGTACATGACATCAGCACTTTGTGCAAATTTTATGTCAAACAATTCTGCTGTTAAATAAGGAGAAGATATTTCGTAAGCTGATCCGCTATCTAATATTTGTCCTTTGTCTTTATAAAATCTAATATAAGTATTTCCAAATTCTAAAATATAAGTTTGAGTTGTTGAAAATTCAAAAGGTATTAATCTTGTTTTAGCAGCAGAAGATTTTACCTCCGCAATAAATTGAGTTCCAACTCTTCTAGTAGCAGCTCCTTGAGCATGTACTAAAAAATTTTCTAAAGTTTTTGCTCCAGAACTATACTTTTCAAAATCTGTTCTTCCATCCATTTTAGGAGAAAATTCTCCAGATACAAATGATGTTAATGCTAGTGTCGTTCTTGGCATATTTTTTTAAAAATTTCTTGTTGGCTTAATCCTTGTTCTTCTTTTTTACATTTGGAAGTTGGGTCAATTTCATGTTCGTTAATAATTTCTACTAATGCGTATCGATATACTTTAGTGTCATCTCCCCATTGAAAATGAAGAAGTGATTTAGGTTCGGAATATTTTTCTAATAATCTTGGATCAAAAGCCGATTTGGTCATTATAATCTAGCATCTGTAAATTCAGAGCTTTCGATAGTTCCTAATGAGTTTTCAGTTGCATCAATAAATCTTGCTTCTCTTAATCTTTCATCTGCTCTAACCATATATTTGTCAGCTAGTGTTGCGTTGTTTGTTACAGCATAAGCTAAATCAGCAGCAAGTTGATGAGATATACTTTCTTGTAAATAGGTATCGTAATTATTTGGATCAGTATCTAATGCTATATAGATTAAAAAAATTGTTCCTTCATCAGTTACAATATTTCTACCTTCTAATTTATAATCAATAGCTGATGCAATACTATCTGTAGTACCATTATGAACTTTTAAAACTCTTAAACAATCAGAAGGAAGAGCATAAGCATTAGAATATTCCACTACTGGAGCTGTACTGTTTTGAGCTAATTGAACTCTTTTATGTAAGCAATTCCAGGCATGAGATCTAAACACTCTATTTCTTACTGGTTCATATCTTTGATTACAAAGTCTTGCGTTTTTACTATCATCAGTCAAAGCTGAAATTGTTGATGCTCCTAATAAATTAAGAGCTGAATTACACATATCTACTACACTGGCCATTATACTTTTTCTCCTACTTTTTTACATTCAAATTTGACTACAATTCTTTCTTCCTCAATATAATCTTTTTCAAAATCTTCTATTTTTTTTAAATTAATAAATGTGTCATGAGCCACTCGATAACCCATAGCAACACAATCAAAATGATTATCAAACTGATAGGCAGAAATAGAATTTGTTGGACATTGCCCAGTTGTTAAACTGCACATATATAAAACAATAATATATTTCATGTTAACATTTCCATCTTCTTCTTGCTTGTCTGATCCTTGAGTTTGGATTATTTCTAGTTTTTGCAGAAGATCTTTTCAGTTGTCCTAAAGATCTTGCACAATATGATTTTCTTCTTTTAGCAGCCTTTGATCCTTTTTTAACTTTACCAGTAACTGCTGTTTTTAATTTTGATCCTGGATTAGCTCTTCTATAAGCTTTTACTCCAGCCTTTGTCATTCCAGCACCTTTTTTAGTAGGTCTGTAATTTCTTTTATTTCTTTTGATTGCTCTTGCCATTTGACTAATGCCTGGCGGATTTCTCCGCCAAGCAAAATGATTATTGACTACTCAACTGTGTACATAACCCAACAATGAATAGAGCCACTTATAGTTGCTCCACCAGTTGTGATTACAATATCAGTTTCCGCAGTTGTTCTGTAACCCAGACCAGTCATCGCAGTATTAGCAGCAGTAGAGCCACCTAACATTGATTGTGTTTGACCAGCAGCATTCCATGTACCTACAGCAGCTAAATATCTGTCATCGTCTCCGCTGTCTCCAACTTTTAAAGTTGAAGATCCGCCTAAAGCATCACACTTTAGAACAACATCCATTATAGTTGCGTTAGTTGGTATTCTACCAATCGTTATGTCTGATCCAGATGCAAGACTTGAAGCTTCATAACTATCGTATGAAACTCTCATCTTTCCACCAAGAACTTCGCTGTCCACTTTTACAATAGGATCAGCAGTTATATTTGTGTAATTTACACCTTTAACACTTGCCATGATATATATCTCCTATTGATTAAGCTTCATGAGCTTGGATTGTTACAACTTTTTCTTCTTCCATTCTTGTTGCACCGATTGACTGGCAAACATAAACTTGATGAGCATAACCTTTGTCAGATCTCTCATCAATTCTAGTCATTAAGTCTTGACCGATAGCCATCTTACAGCCATCCATTGCCCAAACTAGGCAAAGTCTTTTAGATGATGCAAGAGCAAGTCTGTTAGACACGATAAAGTTGAAGCCTAGGAATGAATTAACTTCTCCATTCGCTAAAGCTTTTACAGAGTTGAAATCACTAGAAGTAACTTCAGTTGTTCCTAACAAATCAGTAATTTGTCTTGGACCAACTGCAATGTATCTAGTAATTGAAGGATCAACAGATGCAGCATCAAGTTTTTCTTTAGCAGTTCTTAACTTTGCAATTGTTAAACCATCAGTACCACTTTCAGTTATCTTTTGACCAGACGGAAGAGCAGTAGATGTAGATCCAGTCTCTCCAGTGAATGCTGTTCCAGATAACGCAGCGATGATTTCATCATCTTGTGCTCTACCAAGTGCATACGCAGCAGCTGTGGCATAGCTAGATGTTGGGTCAATCAGAGTCCGTATTTTGTCTTGATTATCGATCAAGTCAGCGTACTCATAATCAACTAGACTTACTCTACGTCTTGCATGTGGTGTATCCATCTGTGGAGTGTCAGCATGTCTTGTAGTTCTTTTAACTGCAAGAGCACTTCCAACTTGGTCAAAAAACGCATTTTTGCCAGTCACAGTTTCAACATCAACAGCAGATCTCAATAGAGAGCCTTTTTGTTGTGATAGCATTTGTACATTGTTTGAATACTGTTGTACAAAAGCTGTAGTAATTTGATTAGACATATTTTCTAATCTCCTTATGTTGTTATGGTTGATTTAATCGACTTGATTATCTTCAAGATGAAGGTCGCATCTGTGAATTTTAAGACTTCACTTTGTCTTTTTTCTTGGCGGTCTTTTCAGATTGTCGCTTTGAATTTTGCATAACCCAGGCAAAATAAGTATCAGCTTTAGGCAGAGGATCTTTACGTTCAAACTCTGGACCAAATTCAGTTGCTAGTCTTAAACACTCAAGTCTAACTTCTGTTTCTGTTATTATTTCGCCTGGCTCAAATTTTTCATTAGCCATTTAACATCTCTCTTAACTTCAAGACTTCTTGAACTGCTTTTTGATGATTTGGATGTGTCTTATTCCAATATGCAGATCCTTCTTGAGTTAGTTCGTTAATTTCTTTTTCGATGTCTTTAGCTGTCATATAATCAGATCCATCGCCTTTGATGATTTCATCTTCAGATAATTTGTCAGCTAGTTCAGAAAAAGCTTTTATGACTTTAATATTGTCTCCAAGTCTTGAACCATCTTTAAGATAAGTATTTTCTAAAAAATCTGATCCTAAAGAATTAACTGCAAGCTTTTTAGCCTGGTCAAGTCTTTTTGCAAATTGAGGTCCAAACTCTTCTTTTAGTTTAGTCTCTGTTTGTAATTGTGCTTGAGCAGCAGCTTCTTCTTGAGATGCAGCATTATTAGTATTCATCTCATTATAAAACTTAATTAAGCCTTCAGCTTGTTTAGGAAGTAATCCTAATTGATGTGCAGCTTTATTAAATTCTTTAACTTGCGTTTGATCCAGTTCTTGATCTTTGATGTTATATTTATAATCATCTGGATTTTGTGGTGCACCCAGTCTTTTAAATACCTCATTCCAATCCTCGTCTGTTGCATGTTTATTTGGAACTGGAATTTTATCAGCTCCAACTAACTTTTGTGCATGGAGATAACTTTTTACGAAATCTTCCATATTGTTAAAATTGTCCAAAGCTTTTTCTTCTTTGAAACTTTCAGGAATTAAATCTTTAAAATTTGTTTCCTGGTTCTCTACAACTTCAGTTGTTGCAGTATTATTCTGAACAACTTCTGTCGATTGTTCAGATTGCTCTTGAGGAGCAGTTGTCTGATTTTCCATATATACCTATTGGTTATTTTGATTTTAAAATTGCTTTAATAAAAAGAAGCATTGATCTTTGTCCTTCTAAAAAAGCGGTCTCATGACTGTTATCTTTTGAGAAAGTAGTCGTACTCTCATGACATCTTATAGAGATGTCCTCTAAAACTCTTTTGCCTTGATCTGATCCAAAAACAGTTTTGTAATCTTCTCGAAGCTGTTTAACTTTTTTTTCTATTTCTTTATTGTGATCCATCTTGAACTACTTTTGCCATTGGAGCTGCATTCTTCGCCATTTGTGTTTCAGCCATTTGTTGTTGCATTTCCATTTGTTGTGCTTCTTGTTCGGCTCTTTCAGTTCTAATTTGTTCTACTTCAGCATCTGATTTAATAACTCTCGCTGGTAATCCTAAAATATCAATAATGTTTTTTACCAATCCATTCTCATCAATGTAATCCATAACTGGCATTGTTTGAGCAAGTGATCCAAATATTTCTAATCCTCTCATTAATGACTGAAGCTCTTGTCCTCTTTGTGCTAATGCCATTGGAGATACAAATTCTATTTTTAATTCTTGTTGTTGAAGAATATCTGGAGATTGTAAAAACAATCCATTTCTTAAAAGAATATTAAATACTCTTGTTATTAATGGAGATAATAATTCAGATTGCAATCTACCTAATACTGGACCAAGTATTCTCATTTTCTCTTCTTGTCTTTGTAATACTTCAGTCGCTGTCATGTTTCTGTTTTCAGTTACAACTAACTGATCGATATGAAACATTTTATTGATAGCATCTCTTCTTTGATTTTCGTTATTAATAGTAATTGAAGTATTAGCATTAATATTTAACGGCTCAATTCTATCTCTTGATCCAGATCTATAATAATTAATAGAACCTGGAGACATTCTAATAGGAGCCAACATTCCGTCATCTGGAATGAGTAGAGGAGGATCAATTTGTTTGGCAGCAGCTTTTAAACTATTTTCTACCATCTTGTTCAGCACCTTTACATCTGGCAGTGCATTCATTCCAGGAGATCTTCCATACTGTTCAGTAGAAGCTTTTAAGTATCTTGGAATGACATATGGATTTTCTTTAAAACCACCTAATGAAATTATATGACCAGTTCCATATTCAAAATAAATACTTTGAAATGGCATATTCTTTTTATCTTTTTTATTAGGATCAAAGTCTATTCTTGGTCTAACAACATGAACTAAATCTATATCATCAAATGGATTTTTATTTGCTGTGTTTTGAACTTCTCTTGATACATTCTCAAATCCAAATTTAGATACAGCAGCTTGAGCTGGCATCTTAAATCTTCTGTACAATGTATCGACAAAACCTTTTTTATTTTCTTGGATATAAACTTCTTTAATGTGTCTTGCAGAAAAATTTAAAACATCTTCTTGATCTTCTTCAATCATTAAACATGATGTGCCAAATGCAATTAAATCATGATAGCATTCAAATATTTCTTGTTGAAAGTTTGATTTAGATATTACATCGTACATTCTTTGTGTAGCATCTTCTAACCATTCTTTCGCTTCATCACTCTCATTTAATTGTGTTTCTTTAAATCTTAATGAGAACCATCTATTAGCTGATGAAGTCAACATACCATGCAGAGACGCAGCCAAAAGTTCCAGAGCATGTATAGCCGTTGCATCAAATATTTGTGTATGTCGTTTATCGCCTCTTGCTCGTTCTTTTGTGATCTCTGCTTTTCTAGGTAACATCAAATCTGATACTTCTTGCCAATGGCTTTCCCAGTTTGATCTTTTTTCCATTAACCTAGATAGGTTGTCTTTGAGCTGTTTAGCCAAAGTTTTAAATTCTTGTGATTGCATCTATTTTTTTCTTTTTCTTTTAGCTTTATTCTTTTTGCTATTTGGAAAACCAGCTTTCATATTCTTGTAAGCTTTAGCTGATATAGTTGATTTCTTCTTTGATCTGGAAGTTCCAGCCTTGCGTCTCTTATTAATATTCCTGTAAAGGCTCATAATTATCCTCCTAATAAAGTTTTTTTGTCTAATGTTGGAACTGATGTATCTCCAGTAACTGAAGTTAAAACTGTTTTAGTTTTTCTACCTCTTTTTCTTTTAATAAGATTTTCATCATCGTTCATTTCAATAGATGTTGGAGCCGTCTTATCAGCTGTAATTAAATCAGATTTTACTTCTGTATTATCCATTTGAGCTTCTACTTTTGGTTGCTCAACTGCTTTTGGTTTTATTGCTTGTTGTATTATTCTTGCTGGTCCGCCCATATTACTTACCGAATGTTAAAGTTGATTTAGTTTCTTTTGTGTCTTTAGTTTTAGATTTCTCTACTTCGTTCTCATAAGTAATATCTTCTAAAATTAAAACTTCTGGGAGTGCTATCTCTTCTTCTATTGACTTCTTTTTCTTTTGAAAAAATTTAGTTATTGTTGAGAACATCTATCCACCTAATAAAGTTTTCTTTTGAATATTTGCATCTTCAATTTCATTTAATCCGCTACCAGTTAAGATAGTAGATCTTCTGCCTTTTCTTTTTCTTTCAGCTTCTAACATCTCTGCTTTAGCAGCAGCATCTCTTTCCTCATCTTCATAGCTTGGAACATCAGCTGGGTCTGGCATAACGATTGGAGGTGGAGCTGGAATTTTTGGTTTAAATATTGATCCCATATTAAAGTACCTTGTAATTTGTATCAGCAACTTGCTGTCGTTTGTTTTGGTTAAATTTATTTTCTGTTATTCCAGTTGCTAAAGTTCTTAACGCATCACAAGCATGAGAACTCCAATCATGGACTGGTTTAATTTTGTAAGTTCTTTCTTTGTCAGAAAACTTACGATGGTAATGCCTTAAAGCATTTATTAATTTTGTGCAGTTATCGACATCTATTAGACATCTTGGCAACAACATCTTTACAGCAT